AGCATCCATGACCTCTAGGATCTTGGTAACCAGTGGGATCATCGTCTCATTGATCAAACGGCCAAACGCAGAGCCAAGGTTTTGAGCCAGCTCCTTCATGCGCTCTACCACCTCAGTGGCAGATCTGGCCGACATATTGTCTGGTGGCAGACTTTCATCAAGCAGTGTGCGCTTGATTGCTTGCACCAAGTCATTGATCACCAGCTGGGAGACGTTGAAGTCACCAGCACGTGGCAGCGGTTTAAGCGCCTCACCCTGTGGTCCACCGTTACGTGCAACAGGAATGATTGCTCCAGGAGCAATCCTCACAGTGGCTGGGTTCAGCACACCGTCATCAGCTGCCGTGTAGACACCGCTGAGCGCAAGGCTGGCATTTTTGAGTAGTAACTCTTTGACCTTGTTAAGAGTCTTAATGTCTGGCAGGGCAGTCAGTACTGGACCACGGCCATAGATCTCGCCAGCCACTTTCATGTAGCGTGATACCACCCATGGGCTAGATTTTAGTTTGCGGTAAACCAGCTGAGACTTAGACTTTTCATGGATCACGTAATAACCAAAGTCACCACGGTCTAGGTTAAGTACGGTGGCCTCAATCAGATCAACTTCTTCAGTTGGCTTATCAGCAATTAGGCGCTGCAGATCTGGTGGGATCTCCGCATCTTTCCACTGCATCTGGATGGACTCGCCTTTGATACGCATCTTGCGGTAGACGTTATCCACTTGGCCATTGGCGCCCTCTTCAAAGCTAACCAGGTACTGCGGGACAGGGATAAAGTTAATCGGGTTAACAGCGTCACCTTTTTGGATCAGCATGACAGCTGTGCCGACAGAGAGATCTAGCAAGAACTCACCCATAGCAATGTCAAAGTTAGACTGCTTTAGGACGCTAAACATCTTGTCGCTGTACATATCAAGCATCATCTGCACTTGGCTCTTACGATCCATGGGGATGTCAGTGCCAGGCTCAAGCCTGCACCACTTACGCTGTGGCGGGAAGATGCCAGATTGAAGACGGTTAGCAAAGCGCTGCGTAGAGTTGATAGCAGTAGAGTCAAAGACTCTGGTCATCTTGCGTTTACCGCCTACCTTACCCTCGTACTCGCCACCATAGAGATTACGCTGTGGCAGGGCAAACTCCATGGCGTCTTCATAGAGACTGCGAAAGTCATCCTTTTTGTTCTGCGCTATTTTGTGTCGCTGCAGAATTTGCTCAACGCTCATTTTTGCCATATTATTCTTTCTTGCTTGCTTGGTATCTTTTCAGAATTGCTCTGCCCTTGGCTGCTAATCGAGCAGCTGCAGCTGCGGTCTTTGGTACTGGCTCACCCCATGCATTGGCAGACAACGCCAGCCTGGTTGGCTCACCCTTCTTATTGACCAATGGACCGCTGGGGTTGGTAAAGAACCGAGTTAAAAAAGATCCCTTGCGCCTAGCGTCTTGCCCTGTTGGGTTAGATGCTTTGACGCCAGCTTGTAGGTTTTTGCTTTCACCAGAGCGCTCAAACTTGCGTCTGCCTGCTTCAGTCAAACCCCCCTTTGGATCTTTAATCATCTGTATCTTGCAGTCTTTTTGGCCACAGACTCAGGCTGCTTTACATACTGTTTACCAGCAGCGCTACCCTCACGCTTTGCACGAGTTGTAGCAGCGTACTCAGCAGAGCTTAGATTTTTAATTGCAGCTTCTGGTAGGTAGCGCTCTCCTGTCTTGCTTGATGGCTTGCCACTCTTTGTTCGCCATTTCTGTTTTGTCCATTCCTGCAGAGATTTCTGCGGGTCTTTCACTTCTTGTCTTTCTTGGGCGGTGTATGGGTCAAGGTTTTACTCTGAGGCGTGTGCTTGGCACCAGTCATCAGTGTGCTACCCGCTTTGTGGGTGCTGCCTTTGTATTCTTTGCCGTCTGGCGTAAAGTGTTTTTGTGCTTTACTCATTTGTAACCCCCACCCTTTTCTTTGTATCTTTTAGCAAGCAGCTGCGCTTTACGAGCACTCCACTCGCCAGCATCAGTACCTTGCACAGCGCTGCTTTTAATTGATTCAAACAAAGCCTTACGCATCTGCGGTTTGGTGTAATTGCCAGAGGCGTTTACTTTTGACTTTGGCTTTTCCATGTTACGCCTTCTTCTTCATGGCGTTTGTTGCTGTGCGTTGACCACGCATTGGCATGGGCTTAGAGGCCACGCTTTTTTCTGTGGCCTTCTCTTTATAGCCACGCATTGTCTTGGCCACTTTTTCTTGCATCTTGGATTTCATGTCTGCCATGATTACATTCCTCCGAGCTTAGAACTTACGCCTAATTCACTGTCTGTACGCTCTGCAGATAACAAAGAACGCAAGCCACCGCCACGCCTAGCCTTCATGCCAGCTTGTGTTCTTTGTGCGAGGTTAGTTTCTTGTGTAGCAAGTTGTGCATCTTGCTTAGTGATCTGTTCTTTTTGCATTGCAATTTGTTTTTCAGCAGCACTGTTATCTTGACTACCACCACCACCACTAGGCATTAAAAAACCCATATCAACTCCTTGACATCATAAAAAAATCTGCTTGGTCAGGTCCATACTTTTTCATCAAGCCTTCTATCTCGAATCCAATAGCATTTCCCCAACGCACAGCTCGTAAGTCAACGCATCTTACGATTATTTGCACTCGATGTAAATTCTGCGATATCACTCTGAAATCACGGTAAACAATAGCTGCTCTTGTCAGAGTCTTTGGGTATCTGCGCCCACGTTCCTCTATCAAGCACCACATCTCCTCAACACCCTTCCAGATATGCACTGCACCAAAGCAGGCAACTGGTCTGCCGTGCAATATCGCTGTGATAGCGTGGCCATTTCTAGCTTGGTGTTCCAGCATAGTCATCACATCAACAGCTCTGCTGATGGTTTGGAAATTCTGGGCCTTAATATTCATCACTGCTACGTGGCCAGGCTGGAATGGAACCCAGGTAAGACCTGGCATGGTGGGTAAATCAGGCAAAGACATCAAAATCGTCCGATGCAATGGTCTGAGCAATGAAGACTTTGTCGTTTGTGCGGTTAGTTCCCCTGGTCAACTGGCGATATTCACCGCCACCAGTGAGTAAGTACCCAAATGCGTCACCCACGTGCGAGTGTTCGTTCTTATTAGGCGAGTCTTTGAACCTCTCATGGCCAGCACCGACAGCAATACGCTTGAAGTGGTAGCCACCAGAGAGAGACTTACGCAATAACTTGCAGTTTTTGTTGATCAGTAGGCCAGGCTTGCCCATGATCATCCGATTCATTGGTGCAGCTGCTGCTTCACGTCGAGCCTTAAAGTCGTTTGTTGCTGTTGGCTCTGCTCTAAGCCCAAGTGAGCGCAGATACTCGAAAGCTGTAGTCTCATATATGGCATCTCGCTGCATACCAGCGGGGTCACCCCAGATACGTACCTCATATTTGGGGAACCTAGTCTGCAGTTCAGCAATTAGTTGCTGGCCAAAGCGCTCCAGTCCCATATCAAAGGTGACGATCTCATGCAAGATGCGCCACTGGCCACTTGGATGGCGCTGGCCAAAGACTGCTGCAGGGGTTAAACCAAAGTCAAGACCGACTTGGATGGGCAAATTAGGATCGGCCTCCAGCTCGGCAGCCATGATGTTGTCATCGTACTCAGGCCAAACGCTTTTGCCGTCCTTTACAAAGGTGTAGACGCCCTGGGCATAGCAGCGGATCCAGTCTAGATTTTTACCAGCAAGCTGCTGCAAGTAATACCCAGCTGGTAAGTTATTTATGTTCTCGGCTTTAGGGTTTAGGCGCCACCATTTGCCACTTGCAAATATGTGATCGTTGGCCTCTGGGTTTTCTGGCAGATCTTCACTTGCTACCTCAAGCACACCACCAGGCTGCTTGAAAAACTTCCACGCATACTTACCAAGAATAGGCTCTTTCTCCGCTACTCGGAACCACCAAGAATCATCATCAGTCGGATTGGTGTCCATGATTATTCCGTGCCAGGTAGCACCGCCATCACGCTTGGTAGGGTATCGGCCAACACGGTGGGTAAGACCATCAATAACAGCCTTGGGCAACTCACGTGCCTCATTAACCCACGCACCAGTTAGCTCTAGCGAGAGCAATTTCCTGACGTCTTTTGGTTGATCAAGGGCTAAGAAAATAATCTCGCAGTCAATGCCAGCAGCACCTTCTCTGGCAGGCAGTCTAATGTGATGCGTAATCGGTGGCGTCCACAGCAGATTGCCAAAGGTGGCCTCTGGGAAGAGATCTAGCCAGGTCTTGATAGTGGTGGTTTTCAGCATGGGGTAGCTGTTACGCACCACCGCCCATCTGCTGTACTTGATGCCGTCCACAGGGGAGGGCTTTTGCTGGACAGCTTTAATCATTATCTTGGCTGCACAGGCATAAGACTTACCAGAGCCAACAGGACCCATTAAGCCTTGTACGAAAGCATTTGACTGGATCATGTCATAGACGATTGGGCTTTTACTAAAGTCCAGATTCAAGCCAGCCATTGGGATTTCACGTGGCGAATGCTCTTTAGTTTTCATGGTCATCCCTTGGTTTGTCTTCCACATCCACAACATCTGGCGCACGTACATTGATACCAATCACGCTAGGCTTATCCTCGTTGTCTGGGTTGTCCAGCAAACCACTAGCTTTAGCCAGGATCCGCAGCACCGCCACCTTGTCATAGAGATCAATCTCCAAACTAGACGCACCGTCCTTGTCCACACGCACCTTGATGTTCTTAATGGCCATCAGCGCAGTCTCTGGTATCAGATGACTAGCCTTTACCTTCACATGGCCATTCTCATCCCAGCTCATGATGTCAGTGATCTTGGTGTTAGCCATGGCAAGCAACGCATACGCAGTGGCCTCCTTGTTCTTGACCAGCGTAGT